AAAGAAAAAACAAGAAGGTGGAATTATGGATATAGTAGAAGACGAAGAAGTTGTAGAAACTACACCCGGTCCAACTAGACAAGAAATAATTATGGATTATTTAAGACAAAGAGGTTTACCTATTACTCCAGAAAATATTCAAAAAGCTATTATAGAAATGATAACTGGAGGAATTCCTTTTACTGAAGAAGCATCATACGATATGCCACAAATGGATCAGCCGTCTGTATTACCTAGAGGAATGATGATGGATGAAACTATAGTAGACAGAACACCTAGTGGTATAGCTACTTTAACAGAAGATGTTATAACACCACCTATTAAACCTATGCTATATGATGCGCCTATTGATGCTCAACCATGGGATACACAGCAATCAACTATGTTCGCGGCCCACGGTGGAAGAGCAGGGTTTCAAGAAGGCGGACCAGTAACTGATGAAGAAAAATACGATGAATATAAATCTGCAAAAGAAGCAGCAGGTGAAGAATATTTGGATTTTGATACATTTAAATTATTTAAAATTCAATTTGGTTCTTTCCCTATGGCAGCAGGTGGAAGAGTACCTTACGGTCTAGGAAGTTTAGTTAAAAAAATAACTAAACCTTTTAAAAAAATAGGAAGTAAATTAGTTGACAGTGTTAAAAAAGTTGTAAAATCACCACTAGGTAAAGCAGCTTTAATGTACGCAGCAACAGCAGGAGCAGCTAATATTATGCAGCCAGGTGCAGCATCATGGGCTAGTCCATTTACTAAAGGAGCAGGTACAGGTTGGTTAAGACCTGGTACTGTATTAGGTAATTTAGGAAAAAGTTATACAGGTTTAAAAGATAAATTTATAACTCCAGCTTCAGAAGCACTAACTAAGAGTGGTACCGGAGTTATAGAATCAGTTACTGCTGATGCACCAACAGGGTTTAAAAGTGTAGTAAAAAATTATGTTGAAAAACCAGAAGGTATACTAACTAAGTTAGCAACATCATTTAAAGATCATCCTATGCCATGGATACTAGGTTCTGCATTAGCTGGTGGAGCTTATACTGCAGCTAACCCCGGTGAAGAAAATTTAGATAGATTAATGGCTGACAGAAATAGAGAAGTTGCTGATTGGGATAACATAATGGCTAACATTAGATCCGGTCAAACAGTAACTCCTTTTACAACAGGAAATGTTATGTTCCCTTATCCAAACTATTATTTAAATGTAGCTGATGGTGGAAGAGTCGC